TGCTGATGTTGACATTATTGATGCTGAAATAAAGAGGTTGCAGAATTTAAAGAAGCAACGTGAAAAAGCATCTGAATACTTAAAAGAGCGCATTAAACACGCAATGGACACATTCCAAATTGAAGAAATTAAAACACCATTGGTAAAAATCAACTTTCGCAAATCGGAATCAGTTGAGGTGGATGATGTCAACCAACTACCATCGCTTTACAAGGTTGTTAAGGTAACAGAACAAGCCGATAAGGCAGCAATTAAGGCAGCCATTAAAGATGGTGTTGATATTGCTGGATGCCGAATAGAAACACATCGTAACTTGCAGATTAAGTAAATATTACTTATATTTGCAAACGAAATAACCGCCAAATTGAAAATATTTAACAACATAACCCCTATTTTAGTGTAGCCTCTTGGCGGTGGCGCACTTTAGTAGGGGTTTCTTTATACAATCAAATGAAAATATTTATGATTAAATCCCCAAGTGGGAAAGTTTACACTTTAAACGCTGATTCAAAGTTTCACGCAATACAGAAAGCAATAGTTAAAGATGATTTTAAATATACCTCAAACCAATACAAATAATGAAAGATACATTCATAATCCGTTCAGAGTGGTATCCTGCCATCTCCAAGTTAAACGATACCCAAAAGGCAATAATATTAACAAACCTATTCAAATTCCATTCCGATGGAGAAATTGACCTATCTGATGCGCTCGTTGAATTAGTCTGGTCATTCATTGAGCCAAACCTTATTCGCAATATGACAAACTATGAAGAGCGTGTAAAGAAAGCCTCTGAAAATGGCAAAAAAGGTGGCAGACCGAAAAGCGAAGAAAACCAAAATAAAGGGTTGGCTTTTTTGGAAACCAATAAAAAGCCAATTGAAAGCCTAAATGTAAGTGATAGTGTAAGTGTTAGTGTAAGTGATAATGAAAGTGTAAGTGTGAGTGATAAAAAAGGCGCACCCGCCCGTGAGGAATTTCTTTCTTTTTGTAAAACATTAGATATTGACTTTGATAGGCTCAAAGAAACCATTTCAGCAAAGTATGACACCTTTGTTGATGATGGGTGGTGCAATGGCTATGGCAAACCAATAACTAACTGGAAGAACACCATACGCAATGTTATTCCACATCTAAAACCAATGCCAACAAAAGTACAAACTGAACAACCAAAGGCGAAAGGAAACTTTGGAACTAAAAACAAAACTAATGCAAAATAATAAAAAGAAAACAGTACGCATTGATGATGATGCCAATATTGAGTGGGGAAAGTTACCTCCACAAGCAGATGACTTGGAAGTGTCAATTATAGGTGCAATTCTTATACGTGCTACCTGCATAGATGAGATAGTTGATTTCTTTAGGCCAGACATGATGTATAAGGAAAGCCACAAGGTTATACTTGATGCAATCTATACACTGTATAAACTTTCAAGCCCTATCACAGTTGTAACTGTTAACAGTGAATTGAAACGCACAAGTAATTTAGAAAAGGCAGGAGGCACTTATTACTTAACAACTTTATGCAACAACGCTGATTTTAATGTTGAATATAATGCGCGGATAGTATTTCAAAAATACACGCAGCGCGAACTTATTTTGATGTCTGCAGGAATTATTAAGGAAAGCTATCAAGATAACGTAGATGCTTTTGAAATGCTCGAAAAAGGGCAAAGTATGATTGACAAAGTAACCCAAACTATTCACGTTGGAAAGTTTGATAATGTTACCGACCTTTTCTTTGAATCCGAAAAGCGCAATATTGAAATTAGGTCAAAGCAAGGCATTAGCGGAGTGCCAAGTGGTTACTTTGATATTGATGCGATTACTGGTGGGTGGCAAAGTAGTGATTTAATAATTTTAGCAGCAAGACCAGGAATGGGTAAAACTGCATTTGTTTTAAACATTGCCCGAAATGCAGCAGTTGATTTCAATGAACCCGTTGCAGTGTTTAGTTTAGAAATGTCATCAATGCAACTAATGAATCGTTTGCAATCTGCCGAGAGTGAAATACCTTTAGAGAAGTTTATGCGTACTGGATTAAACGATGCTGAGGTGCAACATAAGCGTTTAAAATGCCAAAGGTTAGTTGATAGTAAAATATTTATTGATGACACGCCTGCAATATCGGTCTTTGAATTCAAGGTTAAACTTAAAAAACTAAAACGCGATCATAACATAAAACTTGCTATTGTTGACTACATTCAACTAATGACTGCTGGAAAGGTTGACAATGTTAATGGCCGCGAACAAGAAGTGGGATATATTTCGCGCGGTTTAAAAGCCATAGCAAAAGAGTTAAACATTCCGATTATTGCACTATCGCAGTTAAGTAGAAAGGTTGAGGAACGTGCCGATAAAACACCTATATTGTCAGACCTTAGAGAATCGGGAAGCATTGAGCAGGATGCAGATATGGTTACGTTTTTATTTAGACCTGAATATCATGGCATAATGGAGGATAATGATGGAAATAGCACAGTAGGCAAAGCGCAGTTTATTATTGCAAAGCACCGAAATGGTGCAACAATTGATGATATTCTACTTGGTTGGGATGGGCAGTACACAAAGTTTAGAGATATTAATGAAGCAATAATTACAGAGGCACCAGTATTTACAACAAACATAAAACCAAATGAAGATTTTTAGCATTCCCGAATTCGAGAACTATTACCACAACACTTACAAACGGTCTAACATGGCCGAAGCGTTTTGGAACACCCTACCCATCGAACGATTCAACCTAAACAAAAAGAAAGTGGTTAAGAAGCGCAAAGCGGAGCTTACGACAAACCATTTAGACTTGCCTGTAAACAACATCCTGCAACACAAAGAAACCAAAGATGCGTTTAACACAAATAAGTTTACCGACCTTATTATTGCCTACCTAAAATCCGTTCACAACTGCAATAGTGCAAGGCGAATAAGCAGTGAGGGCAGATATCGAAAGGGCATCGGTTACATTGCAGGACTTAACAAAGGAATGGAAGACATACAGTGCATTCTTAAGGGCCGATTGTTTGCGATTGAGGTAAAATCGCCAAATGATAGAATAGGCCCCGACCAATTAAAACGTAAAGCGGCACTTGAAAGTGATGGAGGTAATTACATTGTTGCCACATCGTTTGAGCAAGTGCAAAGTGAATTACTTAACTTATTAAAATAATTCTTATCTTTGTGGTATGAAAGTAAAAGCAAAAGACCTTATACATGATGACAAGAATTTTAACAAGGGCAGCGAAGTAGGTGCCGAGTTAATTAAGAAATCATTTAGCAAATTTGGAGCAGGCCGTTCAATTCTTTTGGATAAGAATAACCGAATAATTGCAGGTAACAAGTCAGTAGAGTTTAGCGGCATTGATGACGTGCAGATAGTTGAAAGTGATGGAACTAAATTAATTGCGGTAAAACGTACCGATATTGACCTTGATACACCATTGGGCAGAGAAATGGCACTTGCTGATAATGCTTCGGCAAAGGCTAACATTGTGTTTGATGCCGAATTAATTGAGGCGGAACTTGGTGAAGCAATTTGTGTAGAGTGGGGGATGCCACAAAATACAAAAGACATTGACTATTCAATTCTTGATGATGATGATGTTGAAGACCAGTTAAAGGATATGACTAACGGAGTAAAGAAAGCTATTCAAATTGAGTTTGAAGCAGAACATTATGAAGAAGCCTACGCACTTGTTAAGTTCTGGAGAGAAAGAAATGCTTATGTTGGCTCGATGATAATGGAATATTTAAAAGCCGAAAAGGAAAAATTATGAAGATATTAGTTTGCATACCATCAAAAGGCAGACCTCAAAATATAAAAAAATATACTTTACCATTTGTTAAAAGGCTCGGGTTAGACTACGCTATTTTTGTTGAGCCACAAGATAAAAGCCAGTATAACTATGAGAATGTAATAGTTCATAAAAAAAACAATATTGGTTTAGGTGGGGCTTTGGTTAGTTGTAAGGCTTATGCAGAAAAAAACGAATATGATGTAATTTTAAAAATTGATGATGATGTAGAGGCAATAGGTGAGATTGAAAAAGACCTTGATAAAGTTAAAAAAGCATTATCAATAAAAGCTATTTCGGCAATTTGTTTTCCTTATGACTTTGAGTTTTATGCTAAAACAGATAAAATGTTTACAAGGGAAAACAAGAGAGTTCAAACAGCGTATTTTATAAAAACATCAAGGTTTAGACCAAATGAAAACGTAAGCACATTTGAAGACTTTTATCAATTTTTACAAATAATAAACAAAGGCGAAAAAACACTATATTGTTCAAAACACACTATAAAATGTAAGCCAGTAGGCAAAGGTGATGGAGGGCTTCAAATGTTTAACCGTGAAGATATGGCAAAAAAAGAGATAGCAATATTTAAGTCAATTGACCACACAATAAGTATAATAGTCAAAAAAGACAAAAGTTGGAAATACGAGCCAAAGTTTACAGACAAAAAATATAAAAGCAAAGCAATATGAAAAGAATTGATTTAATTGAAGTAGAGCATAACCGTAAAATGGGAGAGGCTTGTGAGTATATAGAGCCAAATGTAACAGAAGATTGTATCTTTTATGCAGATGATGAGCCAGTAGGCTTTTATCTAACAAAGATGCCAGATAAGATGTGTAAGTTAGCAGATTTAGCAAATGCAGAATTTAGAAGTAATAATGTACCTAAAACAATAATGTCAAGAGCAACAGTAGGCACAAAAGAAGCCTACGAATTAATGAAAACAGATAAAACTGGAAAGCAAAGAGTTGACCAATACTCCACAATTTTAGGAGGTATCCCACCAAAAGCACAATTTAAAAGACCATACCCAAATTTATCAAGCGTTCACGGAGTAAAATCTGCTCAAACTTTTATAAAAGCAATGTTGCTACTTGCAAAAGAAAGTGAGCAATTAATAAAAGAAATATTGCCAAAACAATATGAACAACAAGTTGAACTGTTTAAAGAAGTCCCAGAAAAGTGGAGGTTTGGAAACTTATTTACAAGTTCAATTTCAAACTTTAATATTTCAGCACCATTTCATCGTGATACTGGTAACATAGTTGGAGCAGTTAACGTAATAATATGTAAAAAGCACAATTCTAAAGGCGGTGATTTGAACATTCCAGATTATGGCGCAACTATTGGACAACAAGACAATTCAATATTGGTTTATCCTGCGTGGAGAAATGTTCACGGAGTTACACCAATAATGCCAACACACGATGGAGGTTACAGAAATAGTTTAGTTTTTTACCCACTTAAAGCATTTAAAGGAATTTGACCATTTCACCCAAACATATCGAATTTATAAACCTTGTTGCATCTGGAATATCACAAACCGATGCCTACAAGGTAACGTGCGGTAACAAGGAGGTAACTTCAAGTGTTGCAAAGGTCAAAGGCAGTCAATTAGCCAAAAAATACACTGTTTTAATCAACGAGGAACGCGAACGATTGCGAAAGGTAGTTGAGGCTGCAAATGATAGCAAAGTGTCGGAAATCGCACAAATGAACATAATGGGCAAAGCAGAACGAATGGAACTGCTAACGAAGATGGCAAAGGGCGAATTAAAGATTAAAACACCTTTTGTTATTGCGGGCAAGATTATGGAATATCCTGCCGAGCCGACCGCATCAGACCGCAGAGCAGCCATAGCCGAACTCAATAAGATGGCTGGAGATTATGCACCTGCTAAAACCGAAACCACCATAACCGACACCCGCCCACCATCGAAGATAACAACACCTGATGGGCTAATCATTGAACTGTGATAGTTGACTTAAAGGCCAACCCAAAGCAATACGATTTCTATGTGCAGGCTATGGCAGCCTCGCAAGGAGTAACCGAAAAGCGAAACCTACTTTATGGCGGTGCTATTCGTGGCGGCAAATCGTTTATTTGTGCTACCATCTGCCTAAGACTGGCAACGATGTATCCGAATTCAAAGTGGCATGTAATCCGTTCCGATTTCCCGAAGTTAGTTAAGACCATCATACCCACCTTTGAGAAGATTATTGATGGGATGCCACACTATCGATGGAGCCGCGACAAGTCGAATTACTTTGTTGAAAACACCAAAACAAAAGCAAAGATATTTTTTATGGCTGAAAACATTAGCCATGACCCCGAACTAAACGCTTTCTTAGGACTCGAAACAAACGGAATATACTTTGAGCAAATCGAGGAACTAAGTAAGAAGCTATGGAATATTGGAAGCAGTCGTGTTGGCTCTTGGTATATTGATAAGATGCCTACACCTTTGATATTAGCAACGTTCAATCCGACTCAAACGTGGATTAAAGAGGAGATACATATCCCATATCTTAAAGGCGAGTTAGGCGAGGAGTTTTACTATCAGTTAGCCATGCCCGAT